AGCCTAAGCCCCTTGATGGGAAGGCGAGAAGCGACGATGGCATTGCCCAAAGCGGTTCAGAGACAAGCGGACGAAGTTGCAGCGTACGACAAGGCGATAGAGGAAGCGGCCAACCCCGCACAACCTCCCGAGCCCAACGGTGAGCAACCTCCGCTCTCGGTAGTCGAACCCGCCCCAAGCCCTGCCACGGCACCGGTCCAGCCCTCGGTCGACACGAGGCGCGACGACGGTGGATGGGAGCAGAAGTACCGCACCCTCCAAGGCATGTTCTCGCGCGAGCAGCAACAGCTTCGCGAGGCACTCGGCCAAGCCAACGAGCGCATCGACGCGTTGCAGCGGCAGCAGCAAGCCCCCGCAGCGCCACCCGAACCGAAAGCCCGACTGGTCACCGAGAAGGATTCGGAAGCGTTCGGCGCCGACCTGATCGACATGGCACGACGCGTGGCTCGCGAGGAATTCGGCGAGCGCGAGGAAGCCTACATCGGCCAGATCAACGCGCTGACCACGCAACTGACGCAGCAGGTCGGACAGGTTCGCGAGACGCAGTACGCGACAGCGAAGGACGCGTTCTTCGGCACGCTCTCCGCAGCGTTCCCCAACTGGGAAGCGGTGCAGGCGAGTGACTCCTGCCAGAAGTGGCTGGGGTCGAAGGTGCCGGGTGCGAACTTCCTGTGGAACGACGTGCTCGTGGACGCAGCGGAAAAGCTCGACTCGGCGCGCGCCATCGAAGTGTTTCAGGCGTACGCGCAGACGCAACCCCGAGCCCCGCAGCCCGCCGCCGCGACCGGTCGCAGGTCCGAGCTTTCCCGGCAAGTCACGCCTGCAAGGTCAGGCACATCGGCGGCAGCACTGTCGGGCGGCGAGAAGCGCACCTACACGGTCAAGGAATACGAGGCCGAGTCGATGCAGATCGTGCGGCTCAACAAGGCCGGTCGGCATGACGAAGCAACCCAAATCGAGAACGAACTGAACGCCGCGTTGCTGGAGGGCCGTCTGAAGCCCTGACCAGAGGGCGGCTCCACAAGGAGCAGACGGCTATGGCAGGAATCAGTTTTGCGATGTCCCGTGGTGGCTCGACCGACCCGGTCGTAGCTGTCGGTACCGAACGCGAAGGCAGCCCCGTGCTGGACGCTGCCGTGAACATCGTCAGGACCGCAGCCGGTGCGGACGCCGTGCAGCTTCCCAACAGCGGCACCGGCGCAGCCCCCATCTCGGTTGTTGTCGTGCCCGACCCCGAGTCGATGCTCGACGCACCCCCGGCGAACATCTTCCCGGCCGAGAACGGCTCGATCCAAGGTGGAGCCGTGGACACGCCGTATTCGCTTCCGTCGATGGTGGTGGCGACGTTCGTCGCCGTGTCGGGCACGGACTGGGCGGTCAACCTGAGCGCAGCGCCGGCGGCAACGCCCCCGGCTCGCACGGCCGAGTCCGAAGCGGAAGCCGCCGCCGCGCGTGCTGCCGCCAAGATCAAGTCTGCCAAGGCCAAGGAAGAGGCAGCCAAGGCCAAGGTGGAAGCCGAAGCCAAGGCCAAGGCGAAGGCCGAGCGCGCCGAGAAGCGTGACCACGAGCACCGCGCCGAAGCCTGACCCCACCCGCCCCCTCCGAGGACACTGAATCATGGCCACCATTACCAAAGCACAAGTCTTCCCGGTCAATCCGGGTGCCGTTCAGGAAGCGAACCTGACCATCTACTCGGGTTCCTTCATCCCGTCCGTCTGGTCGAGCAAGCTCAACGTCAAGTTCTACGCAGCCACGACGTTTGGCGACGTGTCGAACACGAACTGGGAAGGCGACATCAAGTCGATGGGCGACAAGGTCATCATCAACAACATCCCCAACATCAGCATCAACGCGTACAAGGTCGGCATGGGGCTGACGTACGAAATCCCGGCGCCGAGCACCATCGAGCTTCAGGTGGATCAGGGCTACTACTTCGGCGTCAACGTCAATGACGTGATGGAGTACCAAGCCCAGCCGAACCTGATGGACATGTTCACGACCGACGCGGCGAACCAGATGAAGATTCAGGTCGACCGCGAGTGCCTGAACGCCGTGGTCACTGGCTGTGACCCCGCCAACGTCGGTGCGACCGCTGGCAAGATTTCGGCGTCGTACAACTTCGGCACGGACCTCGCGCCGGTGGCGCTGGTCAGCGGCCCGGCCGGCACCCCGGCAGGCAGCCTCAACATCCTGCAGACCATCACCGCGATGGCGTCGGCGCTGGACGAGCAGAACGTGCCCGAGACGGATCGCTTCCTGATCCTCACGCCGGTCGAGCGCAACATGCTGATGTCGTCGAACCTCGCCCAAGCACAGTTCATGGGCGACTCCACGTCCATCGTGCGCAACGGCAAGATCGGCCGCATCGACCGTTTCGACGTGTACGTGTCGAACCTGCTGCCGAAGGCAGCGCCCGGCTTCAGCTACGGTGACGCCACTCTCGGCAATCCTCCCACGGTAGTGACCAACGCGCTCAAGCGGCACGCGCTGTTCGCGGGCCACAAGTCGGCGTGGACGTTCGCGTCGCAGATCAACAAGGTCGAGAGCATTCCCAACCCGAGCGACTTCGGGCAGCTTGTTCGCGGCCTCGTGGTCTACGGCCGCAAGACGGTGAAGCCCGAAGGCGTTGTCCTCGTCCAAGCCGCAGGCTAGGATTCCGGCACACCCCTCTCCCTCGTCTCGGGGGAGGGGGAATCCTTCGGAGAGCACATGTCGACGATCACCGCCAAGGCTCTGATCAATCGTACTTCGATCATCCTGCAGGACACGACCAACATTCGGTGGCCGCGCGACGAACTGCTGGGCTGGCTGAACGACGGCGAGCGCGAGATCGTCCTCCACAAGCCGAACGCGTACATCAGGAACACGGTGACCACGCTCGCCGCCGGATCGAAGCAGTCGCTTCCAGCCGATGGCGTCTCGCTGATCGACGTGCCGCGCAACGAGAACGGCAACGCCGTCCGTGTGGTGTCGCGTGAAATCCTCGATGCGCAATCGCCGGGCTGGCACATAGGGGCTCAGGCTGCCGCGATCAAGCACTACGTGTACAGCCCGCTTGACCCGAAGACGTTCTACGTCTACCCACCTGCGCTCGGTACGGTCCGAGTCGACCTCGTGTACGCGGCCTCGCCGGGGGACATCGGGGAAGACGTGATGATCCTCGTCGATGACGTGTACGCCACCGCGCTCATCAACTACATGCTGTACCGCGCGTACAGCAAGGATGCGGAGTACGCGGCGAATGCTGCGCAAGCGACTGCGTTCTACCAGCAGTTCATGACGCTGCTCGGTGCCAAGGTCACTGCCGAGACGGTAACGTCGCCGAACCAAGCGCTCGGCGGGTTCAACCCGAACATCCCCGCCACGCAGAAGTAAATGGCGACCGTTGCGTACTCGACCTTCTTCCCCTACCTGATTCCGCTCGTTCCACACGTAGCGGACCCGGTCGCGGAACAAGCCATCCGCGACGCCTGCATCGAGTTCTGCAAGGAGTCGCTGGTTTGGCAGGCGCCAATCGACCCCATCTCGACGACCGGGAACGAGGCGGTCTATCAACTTGACGTGCCGACCGGCGCGAGCCTCGCACACGTCGTCGACCTGTACTACGACAACGCACGCCTTGGGAAGAAGTCGATCTCCGAGATCGCGTCAAAGTTTTCGTATGACTGGATGCAGCGCATGGGCACGCCGAGCGTGTTCACGATGCTCAACCCCAACGAGATCACGCTGGTACCGAAGCCCGAGACGTCGCTGCTCAACGCGCTCACCGGGATTCTCGCGTTCGCGCCGCTGCGCAAGTCCACCGGCATCATCGACTACATCTACGAGGACTACGCGGAGGAGATCGCGCGCGGCGCGGCGGCGCGGCTCATGATGATCCCGAACCAGCAGTGGACCGAGCCGAAGATGGCGCTGGGGTATCGCAAGCAGTTCATGTCCGACATGTCCAACGCCCGCGCGCATGTGAACCAAGGGCAGGTGCGCGCGCCGATCTCGGTGCATCTGCGCAGGTTCTGGTGACATGGCCGACAAGATCAAGCTCGTCGCGAGCGACAACCGCCCGTTCATCGTCCTGACGCTGCTGAACCCGCAGGACGTGCCGATCAACATCACCGACGCGACCATCGTCGTGTACTTCCGCGAGGCGGGCGCGGCGAACATCCTCGCCACATTGCCGTGTTTCATCAACGACCCCGACGGTGGCGTCTGTTACTTCAACTTCCCAGCCGATACGTTGAAGGGGTTGCTGGGCGCGTACGAAGGTGAGATTGAAATCACGTTCGCCAATGGCGACAAGCAGACCGTGTACGACTTCCTCAAGTTCCAAGTTCGCAGTCAAGTCGGCTAATCCAAGGAGCGTCACCATGGCAATTCAGCTTAGTTTGGCCGTTCGGAACGCGCGGCTCGACCAGATCGAAACCAGCATCGGCAACCTCA